GATGCTAGTTGTGCCATTACATCCTCAATCGTTTTGGATTGACTCACCTGCTCACGCAGTGTGGATGTCTCACCTTCAAGTGTACTGATGTGGTGGTTAGCATGAGCTAGTGCTCGTACTGCTTCCTCCGGTGTCTTGTACTTCTTGTCTTCTCCGACAAGCTCAGCCATAAATTCTTCTGGCGTCTTATCTTCGAACTGTTGAGGCTGTTGCGAACCGCCTTGGTCAAACGGATTTGGCATAATGATACTCCATTAATTTTCAATTTCAAGTATGGCTTTGAAAGCAAGTAGCTGTTCCCTTTTAGCCATAACGATTAGAGCAAGCTCTGCTCTGTCGGGTTTCTCTTTGATGCGCTGTAGCGACATCTCCTTGTCTAGCTTAGACAACTCGTGGTCAATCCACAAGTTAATCGCATGTCTTGTCTTGGCAGATGCACGAAAGTTACTTTCATAATCTTCGGCATCATACCCGTCGAAGTCAAACCAATCACTGTGGAGGATTTGATTCAGGTTCACCTACATTCTCCTTGGTTAAGCTCTGCTCATCTGTACGGTCAGTAGCCTGCTGCACTAGCTGCTGTAGCTTCTGCTGTTCCTGAACACCGATGCCGAACGTGTAGATGTCGAACTGCTCGATGTCTGCCAGCATCTCGATAGCTCTCATCAAGTTAGCTTGGCTGGTGTGCGGAGCAAGTGACTGTCCTAATGGACTGTTCACGATAGCGTTGATGTTCTGCAACGTGTTCGCTTTCTCTGCAAACAGTGTAGCACCTTGCGCCACCATCTCACCATTCAGGTTCAAGTCGTCGGCTGTAATCTCAACGAACTTCGAAATACCCAAGTCAGTGCTGAAGGTCTTCACCATGTCGGCAGCATCTAGGTGATGACGGCCTTGCTCTAGGTAGTCATTCAGAGTCGGAGACAGTAGCTCACGCTCAAACTTCTTCACCTTGTTGCGGAACGTTTTGTTCTGACCTCGGTCAAGTAGTTGTACTTCGAACTTAGTCTTCTCACCTGCGGTACGCTGCCCGATTGATTCCTTCGGTGAACCGGACAGGTCTTCCATCAACTGCATGATGGCGAATAGAGTATTATCTGGCTGAAGCACTTCTGCTGGTGGAGTCATCCACACTGCATCACCGCCTTCCTCTGCTTCGAACGTATGGTCAGGTCCACCACGTGTACCCTTCTCACGAACGTCACCAATCTTCTTCAGAGTTGGGGACAGGAACTTATCGTGCATATCTTCGCGGAAGTTCTCACGCTTATCCAGCTTGTACTGCATACCCACTAGTCGGTGTAGTGGGCCAATAGGTGCGAGGGTGTCCTTCTGGAACTCATACACGGATACGTGGATTGCTTGGCTTGCCTGCCAGTTGTCCATTGATTCTTTGCGTCCGATAATCTTACGGTCAATCAAAGTAATCTCGTAGTTGTCCCACAGCTCATCATTCTGCTCATCGTAGAACGTGCCGTAGAAACGGAGCACTTCAACCACGCCTTCGTTCACGTAGTTCAGCATGTCACCATATCCCTTCTTACAGAGGGAGTCATACTTACGGCGTCCATTGTACCCATCCGATAATGCTTCGCGTACTGAGCGGCGCTCACTGCGTAGCTCATCGAACTGTTCCTCACTCATCAGTGGGAACGTACCGTCACGGATTTCTTTCTTCAGACCGCCCATTGTGTATAGGGTACGCACGCACTTGTTAGCACGTGGTAGTGTCGAAGCTGTCACATCCCAGAAGAAATCTGAAGGACTCACACGCTCTGCCACTGTGCCTGTGTAGTTGTTGATGGTTCGGTTCTCCACCGTAGTGGTAGTTTCGGTAACGTGGCGGTTATGTACCACGGCATACCCACGGGTCACGAAGTCTTCTACCAAACGCTCAAGCGTGCCTGCTAGGTTCGAGGCTGCTGCCTTACCCTGCACATAAGCCTTCACTACCTGACGCTTCTCAGCATTCACTGCATCGTTGTCGTTGCCAACAAAGTCCAACCAGTTACGGTTTGGAATCATGTGCTCCATGTAACTAGTCACCATCATCTGGTAGATGTGGGCCAGCTTAGGAATGGTTGTGCTGTTCTTAAACGGGAGCGAATTGTTAGTAGTCGAACGAGTGTCTGTCGCGTCGAGGAAGTCCATCAACTCCTTAGCGTCAGCGTCAGCCTTGGCACGTGCGTTCTCCATGTTGGTGAACTGCATAATCAGCTCGTCAATGAACGCCTGTTCTTCGTCTCGACCCTGCATCATCTTCACTAGAGTTTTGATGTCGGTACTCATTAGGCATAGCCTCCGAATCTATTTCCTGAGCCTTGGTAAGCCGTAACCACCTTAACGTCTTCGTGGTCGTCGTCTTCCTGCACAGCGGGTTTAAGTTTGTCAAAGCCTACACCAATGTGTAAGCAGTCTTTCAAGTCGTCATGCGGTGGTCTATCCTGCACAAGTTCTTCCTCAAGCATATCACATAAGCCACCACGGTAGTGGTATAGGCGACCATCTTCATAGACAGGTTCAAGGGTCTGAGCGATACGCTCCTCCTTGCTGCCACTTGCACTGTTAGGCTTGTATGCCTTGATGCGGATAGGCACTTGGTTCTGCTCAGCGTACTCACGCAGTGCTTCGATGATTACTTCCTGTGCGGCTACAGCCTCAGCTTTCACCCACTTGAACATCCATTTGTTGTACGCAGTCTCCATGTACTTCCAGTACACAGACGGCTTCTTGGTCTTGTAGCGGTAGATGTCTAGGATGTAGATGCACTTGTCCTTATCCATCCCCAGAATGAACAGGGCAGTGGAGTCACTACCAGTCTGTACTGAGTATGCAAAGTCCTGACACGCGATGATGTTGACCTTCTTGTTGCCTACCCACCATGAGCTGTTACGACGGACTACCTTCTCCCTGTCGTAGTACAGGAACATGGACTTCTCGATACCGCCCTCGTTGATGGCGTTCGGGTCGTTGTAGTATTGGCAGTAGAAGTTACGCATGTCTTTCGCGTACTTCGCTTTCTTACGAGACAACTGTGCTCGGTCAAAGCCGAACATCTTACCGTCTGAAGGACGGGCCATGCGCTTCCATAGGAAGACACCATCTGTCTCTACCACGCGAACGTGGGTAGCGTACACTGGCTTCTTACCTACTAGCTCATCAGTCTCCTCATCCCACACTTCTTCTTCCATGTCGATGAGAGTCTGGTAGTGGTCCTTCGGATGGTAACGAGTACCTACACAGAACTCCATGCCATCTGTTGTCAGGATGGATGACAGGTGACCTGCCTTGGATTCAACCTTGGCACGAGCCGACTCAGTCATTGAGTTCTTATCAATCACCACGTCGTCTTTCACCATGATGTTACAGTGAGCACCGATGTTGTTTGAGTCCAGACCAGTAGCCAACACAGTTGGGTCACGTGGTCGTTCCTTCTTACGGATAGGGTGGTCAACAATGATTGCTGTCTCCGCCCACTTCTGGCGCTTCTTCTCCATTGGTTCAATCATGTCTGGGGACAGACGTGTGAACTCATCGGAGGTTAAGATTTGTTTGATGTCGTAAAGCTGTAGGATGGCTAGGGATTCAGTCGCACATACATAGGCAACTGTAGTGGCTGGGTTCTTATAGATTTGCCAGCAAACCCACACTGCGATGCAGTGGGACTTCTGGTGGTCACGGGGCATCAGTGCAAGCGTGTTATGAATGTCTTCTAACTCACACTTCTGCCACCACTCGAACAGTTCCTTGTGACACTCACCGTACACACGATGAGGTTCTACTGTCTGGGCGAACACCCATAGCGAATCCTCGCAAGCCTTACGGAGTTTAACTAGACGTGGGTCTACCAACTCTGGTTCAGCTTCGTGACTCATCAACTCGCTTCCTAATGTAATCGAGATTCTCCATGATGGCTTTGAACTGTAAGTCGTTCAACTCCTTCGTGTGTGCAATCTCTTGGTTCAACTTCTCTTTAGATGCGTACTTGTCCTCAATCTGGTCAAGCTCCTCATCCATTCGTTCATGTACTTTTGCAATCGAGCGACGAATGCTTTTGAGTTCATTGGTCATGTCCTCACCTTTCTTCTGTCTCATCCCCCACCACATTAGCAGTGGACCTTCTACGAAAATTGCAATAACCATTAACCATGCTTCGATACTCACTTACCTTGCTCCAAAACGTTCATGCCGTGTGCCAACCAATCGTCATCCTCCGGTGTTGCTGTAGGTTCAGGTGTCGGTTTTGGCTTGGATGGTTTCTCCTCCGCTGGCTTCTTGTTGCTCAGTCCGCCTGACGCGAGGAACTTACAAGCAGCTAAATTACCGCTGTCTGCTAATTCTCTAATCTTAGCACGTCCGTGTGCAACATCGCGCATGGCCTTCTCCTCTTGCCATACTGCTAGCTTCTCTGCGAACCACTTAGCCTCGCATAAGCGTTGCCAATGGTCAAAGCTGCCGAGGATTACCATAGCGGCTTCGTAGTCACTATCACACTGGAAGTAGAGTTGCGGGAAGGATAGCGTGTCATCGTGGTCACGCATACTCAGATTGAACAGTGGCTTCTTGCCCCGCTTCGCCAATCGAGCTGAATGTCGATGCTCCCAGAACAATGCAGCCGTTGCACGGTTCATGTCCTTGGGTACGTGAATCTCTCCCTTGGTCGCTGCTTCCCAGCGTTCCTTCTTGAACTCCGGTGTCAGTAACATAGTTTCTCCTATACGTCTGTCTCTGACCCTACTGTGTAGAATCCAGTCGAGTTGTTGATGTTCAGATACTCAGCGGCAATCCAGTCTGAGCCTACGTCACTCAGTCGTAGGTAAGCGAAGGCGATGTCGC